CGCGCGCTTGCTCGCGCGGAAGGTCGGCGACTCAGTGCGCGATTCGTGGTCCGGGTAAAAAACGTCCTCCGACAGCGTGCGGCGCGTCTCGTGAGTTTTCGCAGTCGTCATAGTCCGCGCTCGCACAGTGCACGCTCTTCGGCGCGCCGTTTCACCAGACCCGGCAGCACGCGGCCGCCGGCCGTCACCCACTGCGGCCGGCCGCTGTCCGCCTCATTCATCGCGCGGCACGCGCCCTTCCAGTCGCCGCCGTTGAAGCGCTTCGCCGTCGTGCTGCCGCAGTACGCGCCCGTGCCGACGTTGTAGGCGAAGCTCGTAGCGCTCGCACTGCTGCGGCGACACCTCGACGCCATACTCTTCGCGGACCGCCTTCGCGGTGCGCGAGATCGTGTCGAAGCACGCCAGCGACTGCACGATGAATAGCTTGATCGTTGCAGGAAGTGCAGCCATGACGGGAGACGTTCAGAAAAGGCTATGCGGCGCGCAGGATGCAAGTTCCGCAGGCGCGTGCGATGTCGACGTGGCCGACTTCGGGGGAGCGCTGAGCCGCGGCGACAAGCTTCGCCGTGTCGCCCGCGCCGCCGGCCACGCCGTAGCGCCGGACGATGCCGACGAATTCCTCGACGTCGTGCCCGCGGATGCCGAGCTTCGGCATGCCGTCCTTCGTGAAGGCCGGCGCGCCGAACGCGTCGGCGCGCTGCCCGATGTGATACAGCTCGTGCTCGACGAGCGCGCACCACTGCAGGTCGCTGCACTCGCGCGCGTAGTGCGCGTCGAGCGTGATCAAGAAGGCCGGCACGCGACCGAACCACTCGCAGAGCTGCTGCTCCTGGCGGGCGCGCTGCCAGCCGCCGGCGCGGATCATCACCTCTTCGCACTGGCCGACGACGCGGCGCATCTGGCGGACGTTCTCGACCACCGCCCAGAGGTAAGCGATGTCAGCGTCGATCAGGTGCTCGTGGTCCGAGTTGTGCAGCGGCGCGCCGGCGCGCAGAAACGTTTCGGCGATCCACTCGGCGACACCACCCGCGGGTGCGATGTGCCGGAACCAGTTCGATTCGTCGAACAAAAGGTCTGGCGGCATTGGCCGCCAAAGTGCGACCCCTGTTGAAATATCCGAACGCTTACGAGATGCCACTCGTCTTTCCTCGCCGCCGTTCGCCGCTTGCGTCGCATTCAGCTCGACACGGGCACCAGTTGACAACACACTATTGCTAAACCGTCAGCGCCACTTCGAATTCTTACAAATCAATACATCTAACAATTGACCACTCTTTCAAAGAACGTCAAAATCACACCTCATTGTTATTTTTTTACATACCTTTTTGAAAGAAAATCGTGCTAATTTGTTTTTACAAAAACACCTAGAAAATCTTAAACCTAACGTTTCGGGGGGAACAAAATGAATCGCGAAGCTATTGCCGCATCCGTTGTCATAGCGGCAACCATAATACCAAGAGTCGCATTACCCCAACCTGCAAATTGCTCTGGCAGCGCCTGCAATTCCATTACGATCTTTCCTGAACAACCGGGAATACAACCGGGAGCCTACGGTGTAGGTTTGACAAACAATAGCAATGCGCCCGTTTCCGGCTCCATATCTCTACTGTTCGCCGGCTGCCTCGGCCCAACAGGATATTCCGTGCCACCGCACGGTCACGTTCACTGGGGAAATCCCGGCTACTGCACCGTCACTGCAAACCTTCAAGCGTCACATTCTTCGCAACGGTCAGACTCACAACATCAACTTTCGCAACCGAGACAAAATTCACAACCCTCCGCAATCGCGGCTTCAGCGGCCCCATCGCAATCGAGTACACATCTTCCTCCAGATGTCTTACCCACAATGGCAAGCCAGTCGATGACCACGAGCCCCTCGACGTCTACAACAATAAGGGATGACTCGAGCAGTTCATCTCGGTGAGAGCATTTGCTTTTTAATTAAAACCCATCTTAATTGGCTAGCTAGGAGAGGGCTATGTCTCGTCACATCCCTACCACCTTCGCAATCGCAATTGCATTCATCTCCTTGTCGAGTTCATCCGGCGCGATGGACATCAACGATTGCTTAAATCAAGCGATACAGAAAGGAGCCCTGTGCAGAGGAAACGCGCAATCGAGCGACCCTGAATCGACGTCAGCAAAAGTTGATGCATGCAATCAAGCGGAAAACCGCGACGAGGCTTCGTGCCATAACGAGTACAACCAGTAGAGTCGGCAGATTCTGCAAAGAAACCACTACATGATCGGAGACCAAAATGGCGTATTACAAAAATGCAAACTATCTGTCCCAGGATCACGGCACCGAATTTGATACATTGCACGCGCCTGGAGCCGCAGTTCCCTTTTCGGGGAAATACCGATGCGAAGTGTGTGGAGGGAGCGCAGTATCGACCGTTGGGAATACATTGCCGCCCCAAGGACATCATCCGCATCCCGCGAACACGGGCCCCATTCTCTGGCGCCTCGTCGTAAAGGCCCATTGGAGGTAAGCAAAAAGCCCGCTCAAGGCGGGCTTCTGTCTCCGGACGCACGTATGACGTGTATCAAATATGGCGGATTATTGTGCATGCTCCGCAAAAAAGTCAAGCAACTTCGCTCGACCTCAACAATCCGATCTCGTCGAAGCGCCGTTCGATCACGGACCAAGCGAGCCCTTCGACTCCCCTCTCGCCCGTCTTCTTATCACCTTCGATCCAGAGCCGGACCGCCTTGTTGTGATTGCCCGCCGTGTTGCGATGCGCGTCGCAGTCCTCGGCGATCTGCGTGAGGTCGCACTTCACCCCGAACAGCCGCTCGACGATCGCCCGCCGCACGCGGTAATGCGAGAAGCCGGAGCAGTAGGCGGCAGACGTCTGCGTCAGCCACCAATCGCGGCCTTCCACTCGAGGTTCGGCGTCCGGCCGCTGCAGCACGCCGCGCCGCATGAGCACGGCAGATCGCGCGGCGCCGCGCGCGCAACGATCACGGACAGGTGCAGATCGGGCAGTTCCCAGAGATGCCGGCGAATCTGCCCGGCCTGCCCGGCGCCGTCCAGTCCGACCAGGCCCATGCCCGTGCCGATCGACTCGCCGCGCAGCCGTTTCGCCAGCATCGTCTCGCCGTACTGCTGCGACGAGTAGCAGAGCGCGAACCGCACGGCGTCGAACGCGGATTTGAACTCGACGACGTCGCTCATCGTGCACCCCGCGTCGTCATGGCCAGCGCCTGCACGCTCCCGAGCCAACCGGCGTACCCCGTGAGGTGGCTCGTGAAGTCCGGCCGGACCCGCGTGTCGACGTGCGCGTCCGGCGCGCGGCAGGTTCCGGCGATCGAGTACTCGCGGCCGCGGCGCGTGCTGTTCGAGTCGAGCCGCGCAAGCGCGACGTCGGTCGCCAGCAACTGCCGCACCGACGACAGCGGCGCCCCGATCTTCTCGGCGAGGCGGGCCGCCGTGTACCGGCTGCCCGGCCTCATGGTCTGCAATACCGCGTTGATGGTCAGCTTTCCGTTCTTGATTTTCAAGGCCCGCTCCTATGCTCGCTGCAAATTCAATTCGATCGCCTCGATGCGTACGCCGGGCACACGCGCGTAGCGCTTCGAGATCCAGAGGTCGACGACCTGGCCGTCGTCGGCGTACACGACCCCGTTCATGCCGTCTTTCAACGCCTTGACAACGTTGTCGGCGTCCGGCTTCTTCGTCGCGCCGATCGCGCCGGCGGCCGCGGCGTCCTGACGCTTCGCCGACCAGCTCGCTGGGATCGGCAGTCCGATGTTCACGATCAACCGGATCGGGCCTGCGTAGGGGGCGGCACTGCGCATTGCCGCGCGGGCGGCCATCTTCACGAGGTTCTCGTACCGCTCGGTCTTTTCCGGCGTGTAGGTCGAAACATGCGCGCCGCGGCGCGCGAACTTCGGGCGCCCTTTCGCAACCGGCGCGCCGGGAACGACGAATTCGACGCGCTGCGCGATTGGCGATGCCGCGATGAGGGACTGCTGGGTCATGCATGCACCTCGCGCGCGGGCTGTGCCGCCGTCTCGGCCGGTTTGTGCGCGTCGCAGTAGTCACGCCCCTTGTGCGTCCAGTGCGCTTTCACACGCGGGCCATGCGCCGCGCATTCGCAGCAGTAGCGATGACCGCCGGCCTGCTTCATCGCTTTCGTGATTCGCTTCATCGCCCTTCCCCCAGTAGTGCGCCGGCCGCGACAGGGCCGGCAGTGTTGCGAAATGCGCGGTTGTGCTCGTCCCACCACGGGCCGTCGCCGGCCGCTTCGAACACGCGCAGCTTGAAATCGAACGGAGGTTCATCGGTGCCTTGCTCGACGCCGAGCGTGCCGCCGTGGTCGACGATGCCGGTCCACGACCGCCACCAGTCGCCGACGGTGCGCGTCCCCGTCGCAGGCTTCGCGGTGCGCGCGGCGAGCAGATCGCCGAGGATCAGGTCGAGCAGGCCGAGGTTCAGCGGTTGCCCGCTGCCCTCGCGCTCACGGCGCTTACGCCCCGTAGCGATGGCCACTCGCAGGTCGTCGGCCGTCACGCCACGCCCTGGCCAGCTCGCCAACCGCGCGTCATCGGCGGCGAAGCCGACGCCCGACGAACGAAGGATTTCGACGAAAGCGGCGGCGGCGATCGGCGGCTCTTCCCCACCTCCCTGTGCTGTGCCGCCGCCGCTTGCTGTGTTTACATCTCCTTCTCCCTCTCTTGCGATCGGGGGGCGAATCGGGGGGCCATGCTGTAGGTGATCGGGGGGCGATCGGGTCGGGATCGCGGCGCGAAACCGCGTCGAGAGGAGCCGCTCGGCACTGATTTCGTTCTTGCGGTTCGGCGCTGGTCTGAAATTGAACAAACCGAACTACCAAAGGCGCTCGCGCCCACGATCAACGATGCGTTTGCGGCATACATCCGCGATGTGTTGCCCGGAAAAGCTCAAAGCAGCCAGCAGGCAAATCTCATCCAGATTGGCCTGCTGAGGGAGTTTTTCGACGGTGCCCCTCTTGACGAAATCGAGCCGATGCACGTCAAGCAATACATGCATTGGCGCCACAAGAAGGCGGTCGAGTGGTACGAATCGAAGAAGCGTCCTGCACCTCCCAACGCCGGCCGCGTACGCGCGAATCGGGACATTGAAGTCTTGAGCCATATGTTCAACTTCGCACGCGAAATCGGAATGACAAAGGCAGCAAATCCCTGCTTGGGAATCAAAAAATACAGCGAGTCGGGGCGCGATGTGTACGTGGAAGATGATCTGTTCCGAAAGGTCTACGACCATGCGGACCAGCCGACGCGCGACGCAATGGACCTCGCCTACCTGACGGGCCAGCGACCGCAGGATACTTTGTTGCATGACGAGCGCGATATCCGTGACAACTTCCTGCACATCGATCAGGGCAAGACCGGCAAGAAACTCAGAATGGAGGTGACGGGTGAGCTTATGGCCGTGATCAATCGCATCCGCGCTCGCAAGGCCGGATACAAGATTGTCAGCACCGCGCTAGTCGTCAACGAGAAAGGTGAACGAATGACGCTCGATACTCTTCAACGACGCTTCCGCGAAGCCCGAAGAAAAGCCGGCGTGCGCGACAACGAATTTCAATTTCGAGATCTGCGGGCGAAGGCTGGCACCGACAAGACGGACAGCACGGGCGATATTCGCCAAGCACAAAGGCAGCTCGGGCACACTTCGGTCGCAATGACGGAGCACTATGTTCGCAATCGCCGCGGCGACAAGGTGAAGCCGACGAAATGACGGAATTGCGGAAAAGAATGACATTTGCGGAAATGGATTGCTTCGAATTCCAATTGCGCAATTGGCCGCAAAGCCTTGTGGCGGAAGGCAGTCGGAGTCGAACCGACCTGGCGCGGGCTGACCGCACCAACTGGGTTTGA